GAACGGTAGCCCCGCGAACATTTTTATTTTTATTTTTTAAAAAATCATTTACCATTCGCCCAATGCAAACCACGATCTACAAGCCCGAAGACGAACAAGAGTTGATGGCCACGCTGTGGACACCGGCCATTGCCGACGACCCAGAAGCCTTTGTTTTGTTTGCATTCCCTTGGGGACAAGAAAATACCCCACTCCAACACTTCAAAGGCCCCCGCAAATGGCAACGCGAAGTCTTGCGCGAGATTGCCGTCCACATCAAGCGCCAGCAAGGCCGCATAGACTTTGAAACCTTGCGCCATGCCGTCTCTTCTGGCCGTGGTATTGGCAAATCAGCCTTAGTCAGTTGGCTTACCATCTGGATGTTATCCACCCGCATAGGTTCAACAACCATTATTTCAGCCAACTCAGAAGCTCAGCTGCGTGCGGTGACTTGGGCTGAGATCACAAAGTGGCTGGCCATGAGCATCAACAGTCACTGGTTTGAGGTTGCCGCAACCAAGATCACCCCTGCCAACTGGCTGACTGAGTTGGTTGAAAAGGATCTGAAAAAAGGCACACGCTATTGGGCTGTGGAAGGCCGCCTGTGGTCAGCAGAGAACCCAGATGCCTACGCTGGTGTCCACAACTACGACGGTGTGATGGTGATCTTTGACGAGGCTAGTGGTATTGACGACTCAATTTGGTCTGTGACGGCTGGTTTCTTTACTGAGAACACACCTAATCGTTTATGGTTGGCTTTTTCCAATCCACGGCGCAATACTGGCTACTTTTATGAGTGCTTCAACTCAAAAAGAGACTTTTGGAGCAACAAGGTGGTCGATGCCAGAACGGTGGAAGGCACAGACAAGCAAGTTTACCAAAGCATCATTGACGAATACGGCCCAGACTCAGCGCAGGCCCATGTCGAGGTCTATGGCATGTTCCCGTCTGAAGGTGACGACCAGTTTATTCCGGCCAACATTGTGGATGAGGCCATGGCGAGGCCGAAATATAAGGACATTACAGCGCCAATCATCATTGGTGTTGACCCTGCACGCTTTGGCGCTGATGCCACCGTGATTGCTATTAGACAAGGCAGAGACATTGTGCGCATTGACCGCCATCGAGGTGATGACACCATGACGGTAGTTGGCCACATCATTGAGGCGATTGAAGAATTCAGCCCTGCACTGGTGGTCATTGACGAAGGTGGTCTGGGTGCTGGCATTGTTGACAGGCTCAATGAGCAGCGCTACAAGATCAAGGGCATTAACTTTGGCAACAAGTCAAAAAATCCCATTATGTGGGGCAATAAACGCGCTGAAATGTGGGGTGCGATGAAAGAATGGCTTAAATCAGCATCAATTCCTAAAGATAGGTTCTTGAAAACTGATTTGGTTTCGCCTATGATTAAGCCAGACTCAAAGGGAACTATCTTTTTGGAGTCAAAGAAGGACATGAAAGCAAGAGGTTTGGCCTCGCCTGATGCTGCGGACGCAATATGTGTAACATTTGCTTTCCCTGTGGCGCACAGGCAGTACAATGCCAAGCAGTCTCGCGTGATTGTTCAAGAGCGAGCATCCGTTACAACATCTTGGATGGGGTCATAATATGGCAACAAAACCTGGTCTTTACGCTAATATCCACGCCAAGCAGGCACGCATTGCCGCTGGCAGTAAAGAGAAAATGCGCTCCCCAGGCGACAAGGGCGCCCCCACCGCCAAGGCGTTTAAAGAATCTGCCAAGACGGCCAAGAAAGGTAAATGATGCCACTGGTTAAGTCTAAAAGCCCAGAAGCCTTCCGCAAGAATGTTGCAGCCGAGGTCAAGGCAGGAGCCCCCGTCAAACAGGCCGTGGCAATTGCTTATTCTGTAAAGCGCGAAGCCGCTAAATCAACAGCGAAGAAGAAGTAATATGGCAGACCCAACCGGCATGGTCGCAGCAGCTAATGTAGCTGCCGGCGGCAAACCTCTAAAGAGTGACTCTGACATATTGACCGTTGCTCGCGCACGCCTCGATATGGCTGTCTCAGCGCTGGCTGAGAGTCGTGAAGACGAAATCGACGACCTTCGCTTCTATGCTGGCTCACCTGATAATCACTGGCAATGGCCTGCCGACGTTTTGGCCACTCGCGGCGCGGTGCAGGGTCAGACGATTAACGCACGCCCGACGCTTACGATCAACAAACTGCCGCAGCATGTCCGTCAAGTGACGAATGACATGCGTCAGAACAGGCCTGGCGCTAAGGTCATCCCCGTGGATGACAACGCTGATGTGCAAGTGGCTGAGATTTTCAACGGCATGATTCGCCACATCGAGTACATCTCCGACGCTGATGTGGCCTACGACACAGCATGTGAAAATCAAGTCGCCTACGGCGAGGGGTACATCACCCTGATGACCGAGTACTGCGACCCAGCGACATTTGATCAAGACATCAAGATTGGCCGCATCCGCAACTCATTCTCGGTCTACATGGATCCTTTAATCCAAGACCCCACGGGCGCGGACGCTAAATATTGCTTTATTACTGAAGACCTGACCAAAGCCGAGTATGAGCGTCAATACCCCGACGCCGCGCCTATCTCAACACTTCAGTCTTTGGGTGTGGGTGACCAGTCGATCAGCAACTGGCTCAACGAAGACACGGTTCGCATTGCTGGCTACTATTATGTCGACTACGACAAGGCGACACTGAACATGTACCCAGGCGGGCAGACCGCATTTGAGGGCACACCTGAAGACAAACAATTGAGAATGGTCTACGGCAAACCTAAAAGAAGCCGCATCTCTGAGCGCCGCCGCGTGAAGTATTGCAAGATCAACGGCTACGAAATTTTGGAAGAAAAAGAGTGGGCAGGCCAGTGGATTCCCGTGATCCGTGTGGTCGGCAACGAGTTTGAAGTCGATGGCCGCATCTACATCTCTGGTTTGGTCAGAAACGCCAAAGATGCCCAGCGCATGTACAACTATTGGGTGTCTCAAGAGGCCGAGATGTTGGCTTTGGCTCCCAAGGCCCCGTTCATTGGTTATGGTGGCCAGTTTGAGGGTTACGAGGAAAAGTGGAAGACGGCAAACACAAACAATTGGCCCTATCTAGAGGTCAATCCTGATGTTACAGACGGACAGGGTGCTGTTTTACCATTACCCCAACGCGCCCAACCTCCGATGGCTTCTACGGGTCTTTTACAGGCTAAAGCTGGCGCATCTGAGGACATCAAGTCTACGACAGGCCAATACAACGCATCACTCGGAATGGGATCAAACGAGCGTTCTGGCCGAGCAATTCTTGCGCGTCAGCGTGAGGGTGATGTTGGGACATATCATTATGGTGACAACCTGACACGCGCTGTAAGACACGTTGCCCGTCAATTGGTTGACCTGATTCCTAAGATTTACGACACCCAGCGTATTGCCCGCATCATTGGTGAAGATGGCGAAACCAAGATGGTCAAGATCAATCCAGAGCAAGAAGAACCCGTGCGCGAGATTCGTGACATGGCAAACCCTGACATTGTGATTGAGAAGATTTACAACCCTGGCGTTGGTAAGTACGATGTGGTGGCCACAACGGGCCCAGGCTACGCGACCAAGCGCCAAGAGGCTTTGGAAGCCATGGCTCAACTGCTTCAAGGCAACCCACAACTGTGGCAAGTTGCTGGCGACTTGTTTGTCAAGAACATGGACTGGCCAGGCGCACAGGAAATGTCCAAGCGCTTTGCCAAGACCATTGATCCTAAACTCATGGAAGACAGCGACAAGTCACCCGCCTTGCAAGCCGCTGAGATGCAGATGCAGGCCATGGCCGCTGAGATGGAACAGATGCACAGCATGCTTCAGAATGTCCAGCAGTCCATGGAAGCACGCGACTTGGACATCAAGTCTTACGAGGCTGAGATCAAAGCCTATCAGGCCGAGACACAGCGCATCAGCGCCGTGCAAGCTGGCATGACTGAAGAGCAGATTCAAGACATCGCCATGGGTGTGGTCGCTGCGGCTTTGGAGTCGCAGGGTATGATCAACCAAATGCCTGAGATGCGTGAACCTTTAGAGATGATGGAACCCGAACAAGGAATGCAACAATGAACGCAGCAGATTTTGTAGGCTTGTTGTTCCTAGCGCGGGATGTCACGCACAGCGTGCATTTGAACACCCGCAGCTACTCCAAGCATGT